ATAAATGGTCCGGCGTGAGAGAATCGAACTCCCATTAGAAGGGTAGAAGCCTACTGTATTGTCCATTATACTAACGCCAGAACTTTAAATCCGTTATTCTTAAGTCTATTCTCAAAATTTTCGTAATCGTTATGATTCATAGTCATACGCTGGGTATGACCTGATGCAGTCTGAAATATCTCTACTAGTTTGCTATTGTAGTATACCTTGATATTTATTGCATCTTTTACGAAATTATATGTAGGCTTGCCTGACGGCATAACGTAAGGAACACCACTACTACTTTTCTTTGCCATTTTCTGATACCCCGTACTTACAGACATAATAACTATCAATGATATCCGAAGATGGATTCCATTGCTTATCAGTCAATTGTAGGATATCTTTTAAATTAATGCCAGTCTCAGAAATAAAGCTGTCCTGCATTGCTTCTTTGTTTGCGTTACCTTTGCCGGTTGCAAACTTCTTTATTACAGTAGGCGGGACAGTAATGCAATTGAGATTGTTAGCCCAAAGTCTGTATTTGAGTACTCCGGTATTTTCGGCTATTTGGAACACCCTACCAACAGCATTAAACGCGTATCCCTCAATGTATACGCACTCCACTTTATGTTTAACTACCTTATCTAGTATCCAGTTTGAAATGTTGTTGTAGCGTTCTTCTGGGTACGTAAACTCAGGATACAACTCACCCTTAAACGTGGTGTTGCTGGTAATAGTTTTCTTTACACTTGTATAGTAATAAAAGGTACACCGACTAATGTCAAATGTACCTTTGTTATCAAATATGCATAGTGATGGAGAGGTTAATGATAAATCAATTCCTAATGTACTCATAGTCATCCTTTAGATGACTATGTATCACTCCTCGTCAGGATCTTCGAAATATTCCTCTTCTATCTCAGGCTCATCATCTTCTACAGACTCTAATTCTGATCCGCAATAGGGGCAAAATGAAATGTCTGCCATCTCACTTTCCTCATAAATTGGAAATACGTAAAACTCACTATCACATTCGTAACATATGTGGGGGATCTTTTCTGTCATTGTTTAGCCCATACTTCTGACCAACTACCATTCAATGCGCCCTTTGCATAATCAGTTGCACGATTCTCAAAGAAATTGGTGTGGGTCGGTGCGTTAATCATATTCTCTACCCAGGGTAGAGGATTCCTTTTTACCTTCATTATCCCCTTAAGGCCCAAGCTAATAAGACGACGATCGGCAATGTAACGTATATATTGTTTAACGTCATTAGCGTCCAGACCATCCATAGGCCCCAAAGCAAAAGCCAGATCAATGAACCTATCTTCCAACTCCACCATTTTTTCTGCGATGGTGTAGATCTTACCTTTGAGTTCATCATTCCAGATTTCTTTATTTTCTTCTATGTATGTTCTGAATAATTTAATCATTGACTCTGCATGCATAGTTTCGTCAACAATTGACCATGTAACAATTTGACCCATGCCCCTCATCTTACCATTACGTGGGAAGTTCAATAGCATGATGAATGATGAGAATAGCTGCATGCCTTCGGTGAATGCACTGAATACTGCAATGTGGGTTGCTGTTGATTCTATGGTACCGTTCTTACTTGAAATCTCTAACACATAGTCGTGCTTATCCTTCATCTCTTGATATTCAAGAAACTGATTGTACATTGATTCCGGCAGTCCTAGGGTCTCAATTAAGTGACTGTATGCAGCAATATGTAGTGCCTCTCGTGCGGCAAAACCAGCCAGCATCATTCGAACTTCTGGTTGAGGAAAGTGGGGTAGATAGTTATTAACGTAACCACCAGCTACATCAATATCACCCTGGGTAAAGAATCTAAAGATGTGGGTTAGGAATTGTTTTTCTTCCTGTGTTAACTTCTTCTTCCAATCCTGAACATCCTCAAGCATCGGCACCTCGGTATGAAGCCAGTGACTTTGCTCATGCTTTAACCACGCATCATAAGCCCATGGGTAGTTAAAGGGCTTAAAGTACGTTCTTTCGTCTGTTAGTCTAGTTTTTTTCTTAGTAATCATTATTCGCACCAGCTAGTTTTAGCTTCTCCGTAGTATTCACGAGCATATCCATTTTGTATTAGCATTATATGCAAACTCTGCCCATTAAGCAACACATCACCTAAAACCCGACCGCCGTACTTGTCCCAGTCCATTAACACAACTTGACGTTTTTGGGCTTGACTGATCATTTGCTTGGTGAATGCTGAAGCGGCCTGGCCCCTTGCTTCTTCACTTGCACATTTTGCTCTAAAACTTTTCTCAGGTGTATCTACTCCGTATACTCTGATAGACAATTCTTTCTTTAAGGGTTCAGGTAACCAATTAGCTTCAAACGCAACCGTATCACCATCTATTACTCTTGTAATATTAGCATCATACGTAACACCTATTTTTTGCTTCTGTGCTAGTGCAGGTAATACCATGCATGCAGCTATAAGGATAGTAATTATTCTTTTCATTTTTTCCTTTATTGTTTTATTAATTTGTTTGCAAAATCTAATAGCAGTTTATGATGTTCTCCATTATGATAATGATTCTTCATCCATGAGTGGTATGTATACCAGCCTGACTCACTCTCTGGATGACACCCGATCAATCCAATTCTTCCTTGCATGATAGCCATTGCATCCCCGTTAGGGTAGGTAGCAATAGTATCATAATTATTTCCCTCAAAGGCGCAACCATCAAAGAAGAACATTTTTTCTTCCTTACCAAGCCACTTCACATTCATTGCCTTTGCATGCGGCCTTCTCGTATCAGTGTTTGGTCTTTTAATATACTGCTCTACCTTAACGTCTTTTAGAATATTAAAATATTCCTTCCCTGCCCAATAAGCACCCATACAAATACCAAGATACCTACCTCCACCTTTAATGTAATTATGAACTAGTTTTAAGTTACCTTTAAGTAAGGAGTCCCAGCTATCTGAATCTCCTACACCTCCTGGAAATGCAACCATATCCACATCATTAAAAAAGTCGTCTTCTATTTCCTGCTTGGCAAAAATTTTAAACCTGTAACTATCATCTAGCGCTTTCATTATACCGTTACCGCATTGTACTGAGCATTTGGGTTGGTGTAAGAATAGTGCTATAACAGGTCTACTCATACATAACCGTATTCGTACTTCCTAATGCCCATTTTGAATCCGTTTCTACTGACCAGCGTTTTGTAGCTACCCTGAAGTCAGGCATCTTTAATTCTTTAGGATTACTACTTGGTTCAAGAACAATAAGACGGTTATTAGGTTGAGCAGCAAACTGGCCGTTATCACACTTAATGATGTTAAACGATTTGTGATCTTCAATGTCTTCAGATAATCCAGTGTCCAAAACGTTGAAATCTGGATGACAAGAGTCCACTGTAAATAGATACTCACCATACATCCATCCTCCTGATTTAAGCTTAAACTTACATTTCATGGATTGTAACTGTGCTTTTTTTATAACTGTTATATCATATGATATGCAGTCCCATAACTGTAAGTAGTCTAGTGGGAGAGGATCGCCTTCAATTTGTTTCCAACAGAAGGCGTGTAGCGGTAACTTGTCGTAAAGTGCACCATATTCGTTTAAGTATGCCTCTATGCGGAAGGCTTGACCTCGCATAGATTTTATACTGATCCACCAACATGGTACCAACTCGCCAAATCCTTTTGTAAAGTCGTACAAAAACTCTTTACGTACATAACATCTAACGGTAGGTAGATTTGCTACTAGAAATGACATGATCAACCCTCACATGCAAGACAGACATCACCCTCGGCAAGCGCTTTAAGATCTAATTCTTGTATAACCTGACGCTCGATTCTCTTAGATACTTTATCAGCCTTTGCAAGCTTCTCACTCCGGCAATAATATAATGTCTTCAATCCTTGCTTCCATGCCTGGAAGTGAACGGCGTGTAGGTACATGATGTTAACATCTGGACGGAAGAATATATTAAGTGACTGTGCTTGATCAATGTATTGTTGTCTATCTGAGGCGTGTTGTATTACCCAACGCTGGTCAATTTCCATTGCCGTTTTAAATACATCCTTTGTCCAATCATCCACCCAATCCAGATGCTGAACACTACCATCATTGGCAATAATGGAAGACCAAATTTTATCCACTTCTGCTTGATCACAAGCCTGCTCTGGATTGCCTTGTTGTAAGTATTTAATAATAACCTTATCAAACCACTTGTTCTTATTCAACGATGAACCGCTTAATGTGTCTTGTCTATATGCATTAGCGCGGTAAGGTTCAATAGAAGGACTTGTATTGCCCATAAGGATGGAAGAGCTAGCATTAGGGGCAATAGCCATAGTATGAGCGAATCTACGACCAGTATTATGGCAATCAGGAGCCTCGCCCCTAGTACTGCCGAGTGATAGGTTAGCTTCATCTAGTTTACTTTTTATGTGTTTGAAGATTTGATGGTTTCTTCCAACCGCCAGGGCTGATTCCCACGGTATGTTATTACGCTGTAAATAAGCATGCCAACCCAAAGCACCGACACCAATGCTGCGCTCGCGAGTGGCAGAGTACCTTGCACGCTCAACGGCGGAAGGTGCATGATCAATAAAATACTGAAGAACATTGTCAAGCATTTCAGCAACAACAAGAAGGAAGTCAGGATCATTTTTCCACTCATCATAGTACTCCAGGTTAACAGATGATAGGCAGCATACAGCCGTTCTATCTTTATCAGTTGGTAGAATGATTTCCGAGCAAAGGTTAGATTGTTTAATGCTCAGTCCTAAATCCTTCTGGAACTGATGCATCATTCTATTACTTGTATCAATAAAGTGAATGTATGGTTCACCTGTAAGCATTCTTGTCTCCAAGATACGCTGCCACAAATCCCGGACTGATACTACCTCCCTTACCTCGCCGTTATGCGGGTCTTTTAA